CTTCTGTATCTCGGAGACCATAACGGTTTCTCTGATGCAGAAGAACGGGGACGTCGATGACAACATCGACGGTCTTTGACCCGGCCAGCCTTTAGTAAGCTGGCCCCTTCTAGCAGGAGTCTTTCCCATGTCGCGTCCAAACGTAGAGATATACCCTCTACCCTTCGTTCAATGGCGTCGAAAAACAACGGATGATACTGTCACAACGGGCGTATTCACGGGCGATCTTTTCGATCGTTACTCGTGGAAGCGTGCGTATACTGGCAGCGTCACACCAAGTTATCGAGTCATGTCTCGAAGAGGCAAGTTGAAACTCAGTACACTTGATCACTCTGTCACGTACCAAACGGACAGCGGGACCTCGTACACTGAGCGGCAAGAACTGGGCACCGGGTTAAACCCCGACGTCCAGCTGACTGCCGAGTATTCTCTTACATCGGCTGCGATTGTGGGCTCCTGCCCTTCGGCTACGCATCTTGCTGAAGCGTATACGAAGGCCCGCGCCCAACTGGCGGAAAAGGTCAACAACCTGTCCTTGAATGTTGCTCAAGCTTTTGCTGAGCGCAAACAAACGGCAGGGCTGTTGGCCCGTAACGCACAGAGGGTGGCGTGGGCTGCCTTGGCTCTTCGCCACGGCAGACTTGGCGATCTTGCTTCTGCGCTCCAGATCAGGCCGGTAAGCCCGGTCCTGGCGCGCAAGATCTGGAAAACTCACCCTGACGTTCGGCTAGAGAATTTCTGGCTCGAGTTCGTCTATGGGTGGAAACCACTTCTGCAAGACGCATTCGGTGCTGCCGAATTGCTCGCGAGTCACATCGCGGACGATCGGTATAATATCGGGTGCACATCGCGAGGGTTCCACAAGAAGATCACCACCGTCGACAAGGTTAACCCTCTAGACGTTCAGGTGATTCAAAAGGAAACCACGTCATGCCGTATGAGTCTCACTTACCGTATGGATAGTGAGGCACGTGCGGCCCTGTCGCGCACAGGGATCAGCAACCCAGCATTACTTGCCTGGGAACTGCTTCCGTACAGTTTTGTTATCGATTGGTTCATTCCAGTCGGTAACTACCTTCAAGCTCTCGACGCTTTTAAAGGCTTCGAGTTCGTTGATGGCTGGCTTGCACAAAAGTCAGAGCTGTGGCGGGAGAATTCGGTCAACGGGAGCGAAAAGACTTGGAACGGCAATATCTGGACAATAACCAAGATCCAATGGGGCTCCACTCATTACCGCGCTTCGTATACACGTGTCAAGCTGGATGGTTTCCCTCCAGTCGGCCCGTTGTCTATGAAGAATGGTGTGGGTGGTGAGCCAGCGGCTCGGTTTGCGACAGCTATGTCGTTACTGGTCAATGCGTTCCGCAAGTATCGTTGACTTCAAGCACCCGCAAGAGGTGCACTCTCGAGGAAATACCTCACTATGGCTGCTCAAGGCAACCTGGTCTTGGCCGACGGCCAGACCGTTCCGGTCAACAAGACGTTCTCTCCGAACGGTGTCCTTCCCGATGGCAAAGGCGGAAGCCTCGCCACCTGGATGGACAAGTCGTCGGGCATGGCCATCGGCTTTCCCACGCTCACTCTGAGCGTGCGGATGTCGGCAACCAAGACCGATGTTCGGAAGCGCATCTCGCTACCCACCCTGGAAACGATCTCCGGTTCCGACGGGGGTTACACCCCGTCCCCGAAGGTCGCCTACACGGTGTTCAGCGACGAGCACTTCGTCTTGCCGGCCCGCTGCGTCCTGCAGAATCGCAAGGACATCCGTGCTTTCAGCAAAAACTGGAACACGGATGCCTCGATGCAGAACGCCGTGGAGAATCTCGAACCCATCTGGTAACCAATTCCCCGTACGGGGACTAACTTAAGAAAGACACACTTCATGAATCAAGTTCTGAAGCACCTCGCCGCCTCCATGATTGAATCCGATTGGGAATCGGAGTTTTCTGGGACGGTTTTGAATTTCTGTTTAGGCTTTAAGGACAAGACCGGCAATGTCGTCGCGGTAAAGTTCGTCAAGGTCAAACAGTGGACGTTCAATCCGAACGCCCATCTGTCTGATCGTGGCCGATACTCTTTCCGTAATACGACAGTCGGCAAGATCCTCGAGGCTCATCAGCTTATTCGAGGGTTTTTCCTAGGTGTTACCACGGCCGCCAAGCTCCGTAAAGAGTTGTCTCACAAGACCATCCTGAACGCCATTCGGCTTCAGTATCGCGCAGTAGTGCGCGACGCTGGACACGAACAGCACCCCAGGTTTACGGTCGAGTGGGATGACTCCAAGGAGCCCGGTGACAGGCTTGCCATTCATTACACTTCGCAAGAGGTGCTGAATGACAAGATCTAAGGGTCCGACCCAACGTAATCGAGAGGGCAACAGAGGTCGGCTTCGCAAGAAGTTTGATCTCTCCTCTCGGATTGGAACGTTGGATGTCGGAGACTTCGTCCTTAGAATTGCTTCACGTCATCAGTCGCTGGTTGCTGCTCGCGTACGCGACCTCGTCGAAAGGAAAGACTGGGGGGCCCTTGTGGCCCTCAAAGTCGATCCTCGCGATTACGGTAGCTATCGTGAGTTTGCACCGGACTATCTCCTCTGCAACCTTGTCAAAAAGTATCGAGATTTTGGTCTCGATACTGACAGGGAACTAGCTGCCTTCGAAAAGTGGCTAGCTGCTGAGGAGAGCTGTAGAGCTACCAATTACTTCTTCCGCCGGCTTGACGAGGGGGAAATTCCCTTCCCCCCTCGGGCGATCGAGATGTTTGATCTCGCTCGTCGAAAAATCAAGTCGATTCTCGGAAGCGTTGATTGGGAGTTCGTTCGTGAGCACTGTCGGTTCGGCCCGGGTTCTGATACTTCCACTGACGGTGACTTCACGTCGTCGTATAACAAGTACAAGAGCTCAGGCTCCGCTACGCCTTGGTTGCTTCCGATTTGGTCCCAAGTTTTTTCTGAGGACCATCGGGAGGACTACCTACACGAGTGTAAATTCGTGAGAGGTAATAGGCTCGCTTTCGTTCCCAAAACCGCTTTGATCGACAGAGCAATCTGTACCGAACCGAGGTGGAATATCTACCTCCAATTAGGTATAGGAGAGCTCATTGCAAAAAAGCTTTTGGCTGTCGGCGTAGATCTTAATGATCAAAACCGCAACCGCTGGCTTGCAGAGCGGGCCCACGTCCGAGGTTTGGCAACCTTGGACTTGTCCAGTGCTTCCGATACAGTAAGCAAACTCCTTGTGAGGGAGCTTCTGCCGGAGGACTGGGCTGACCTCATCTTTAAGACTAGATCTCCGACCGCAGAATACCGCGGGACGAGATACCAGCTCGAGAAGGTGAGTTCAATGGGC